ATGGAAAAGCCAAAGCTGTTGATACTGGACGAGCCTATGAACGGCCTTGATAAGCAGGGTGTTTTGGAAATTCGCGAGGTACTCAAAGAATTAAACAGGGAAGGAGCTACCATTATTTTGTCATCCCATTATGCCGAGGATATAGAGGCGCTGTGCGATACCGTTCATGAAATGAACGCCGGTGTTTTGACGCGAATTGGTTGAGATGTGGGATGCATTGGTCTTGGTCAGCGGAGGTGATTTGGCGCGCGTCGGTTGGCAGAGGCTTTTTGACGCGCCTTGGTTGACATGTATGGGGAGACCGTGCCGATATCCTGCATTTTTAGTGAGGAACTGAAGTTCAAAGGTTTACCCGCTAGGTATTATTCAAATCAGGGGATACAAAATTTGATCTAGTATGATTAATAATCAAAAATCAAATATATATGTACATGGTATCGTCAACATTTGACAGAAATACTGTATTTAATATTGTGGAAAGCGTTATTTTTACCGGTGGTAGTAATGGCTACTGAAAAAGTCAGTTTCAGAATAAGAGTCCAATTTTCATAAACAAGTAGAGGAGATGAAAATGAAAATAATACTTGTATTGCTGATTGTATTATCTATATTGGTTGGATGCTATGGTAAAACGGTGATTCCAATGTCAGAGATCTCCTATGATCCACTGGCGAACAATAGGATTGTTTGCATAGAGGAAGTTGATAATACTAAGCCTGTATTCGAGTTATACGGCAATGGAGTTATTCGTGTGCGAAGAGACCTATTTCAGGATGAGATAGAGAGTGGCAAGTTAAGCAAACGACAGATCAAACGGATGCTGAACCGTATTATAAACAAATTTCGTATAGGGGATTTAAGGAATAGCTACCCCGAGGAGTTTATCCCGGGTATTGAAATGTATCCAAATCCAAAGCTTCTGCTGGAAGTCAATATAAATGGATTCTATAAACAAATCTATTTTGCCTTATAGCAGTGTGTGATGAATTAGAGTATTTCAAGAAAGAAGGGCGTATTGACCAAGAAACTTTTGATGAACTTAATAAGCTGCGAACGATATTCAATTACCTTATGGAGTACAAATATTGATGTAAAGAATTTGTTATAAATTTCTAATGGATTTGTAACGAATTTCCTGTATAATGAAACGAGGGCATAACGGAGATAAAAAGGTTATCTTCTTGAACGTATTTGCTGCCGTTATCTTGCAGGAGTTATGTGATTTTGGATGAGTATCAAAGATTAGAGAAGTTGCCATGGCTTAAGTGAAGTTATGAGGAATTTCTAGCCTTTGATAAGGGTTACTGCGGTACCACAGTTCATCATGTTTATCAAATCATTGAGGTGGTACTGGTAGAAGGTCCACGCGGCTTCGAGTGAAATTCTCACAGGCAAAGAAATCACAGGCAAACAAAGGATAATACACCTGAAAAATAAGCGTGGAGGACAGCAGTTTGAAATAACTGCTTCCTCTGAATTTATCAAGAAAGGGGACTGAAAGTTGGATATGTCTATTTTGCAAAATATTATAAAAAGGAAATGTATATGTTACTTTTTTATTTTCCTTTGCAGTGTGTTATTGTGCACAATGCTATCCGCATGCAGTACAGGTTCTACATCGCCAAATAGTGCATCATATTCATCGACAAATCCATCATCGGAAATGAATGAACAAGTAAGAAAGTTTTTACGGGAACACAATTTAACCCTAGCAGATAAGCCCGGCTGGATTCCCAGCGATATATTAGATTATTCTGATTATACAGATGAAATGTTTGACAACAAATTGAAGGATAATATAAAGGGTTATATTACATCCATAGACGAAGATGAGATTGGGATAAACGAGGTCATCTGGATTTCTAATACCAACAGAGATAGCGGTTTTGAAATATTAGATCCGTCTCCGGATATAATACGGTATCCGCTGGCACAAGATGTCGAGGTTTGGGTTCTTACCGAGATGGTGCATATTCAAATTCCATTGCGAGATTTAAAATCATATGTGGAGAAATACGAACATACGCTGTGGAACATTGGTGTGGAGGAAGGTAAAATAATAACTTTAATAGAACAGTATGTGCCATAAATAAAGCACTATGACCTATTGCCTCAAAGCCATGTAAACCTTCCTTTTATGCACAAAATAAGGATTCTTCAAGCTGGTAATGGTAATTGGGAACTGGTAGAAGAACTTGATATAAGCTGGATTGATGAAATATGTTGTGCCTGTTATATTGACCGCAGCGCGCCGGGTAGCCCTTATTTGGTGTTTAAAATACCAACAGATCTGGCATTGAAAATAGAGAATTACATGTTGGATAATTATTACTCTCTAAAAGGTTTTTTCAGTTTAGTTCCTCCAAAAGTCGTTATACCCTATGAAAGAATAAGTAGGATGAGCATAAAGAGCCTTGATAATACGTATATGGGTAATTACGAAAGCAATTCTAACAGGGACGTAATTGAAACATTTGTCAAGCTTTACAATCAGTCATTGCTTATAAAAAATAAATATTTGTTTAATGTTACAACGTAAGCGTAAAATAATTCCCACCTTGACAAAAAACATTATTGTGTGGGTACAAATTGTACAATTGGAATAAGAAAAATGGCTTAATTTCAAACTTTTTCATACTTTAACTGACAAAAATTAGCAGCTTAAACTGACGATGTCAAACTATTGCAATGAAAACAATTCTCACCTTCTATATGGTGGGAATTTCGTATCTCTATTTCACCCTGCAACAAACTGGCAAAGTAGGTGACCATGGTAAAATCTCGTCTAGCGCTTCCTTATCCTCTATATCCATATTTGGCAGTTTCTCGAATAAATACTTCAAATACTCAAACGGATTTGACCCATTCTCCTTGGCAGTCTCAACTATACTGTAAATCGTTGCCCTGGTTCTTACCCCTTTTGGCGTATTGTTAAAAAGCCAGTTCTTCCTTCCTATCATAAACGGTTTTATCGACTTCCCGCTTATGTTGTTGTCTATCTCCAGCCTACCATCCAACAAAAATGCTGTAAGTTTATCCCATTGATTTAGGCAATACCTAATGGCCCCACCTAACACGCTCTTAGGCAGTACCCTTGGCATATGGTATTTTAAATACGAATAAAACTCATCCAGTATCGGCTTACTCCACTTCAATCGCTCCTCATATCTCTCCTCAGGCGTATTGATGTATCTTCATTGTATTCAACACTAACTGCTAAAAACCTTCAACTCTTCAAAAAATTTTTAAAAATTCTTTATATTACCGTATTCACAGTGACTTTTTTATGTGCACTTCTCTGCTCTAGCGACAATCCATCCAGTAACCATCTCAGTTCCCTTATGCTTATTTCTGCTGTACCTGCCCCTTCCTTTGGCCAATCAAATTTCCCTTTCTCCAGCCTTTTGTAGTAAAGCCAGAATTCGTTGTGGTCCCACTGCAGTATCTTTTATCTTGTCCCTGCTCTTCTTGCAAAACACGAATAGAACTGTTGAAAAAGAATCTAAAGCAAAGCTTTGCTACATGATAGCCGCCAGAGAATCTATTGATTTCCACAGGTCGGTACTTCCGTATGCAAGATAAACCTTGTCAACACAAATCGGGCTTAGCATAGAGCACTCAACATCTTTATAATATCAAGTAGCAGTTTCTGGTCAAAACCCTATCTTACATCAATAACAGCGGGACCAACTTTTACGTTTAAAACATTGCAACCAGATGTGTCTTCTTGGCCACTTAAATTAACAGGTAACCATTGGACTGTATTATAAGTTTGTTCTTCTTTTATAGATTCTTTTCTTAGCCAATAGTGCAGCTGTCTTACGCTTATGTTGTGCTGTTTGCAGAATGCCTCTTTACTTAAACCGCTGGCTCTGTATGCTTCAATTCTGGCTTTCCATTGTTGTTCCCGTTCTTTGTGTGTCATAGATAATCCCTCCTTGACTTCTTTATCTAAGATATTTGAATTCAAAATCCCGGATATATGCCTCCATAAAGTGCGAGGCTTGCGGCGAATATGCCGCCGAGAGCAGTATAAGGCTTAAGTATGGGCGAAAGGTCTGCCTGGACTGTTTTGGCAGGTAAAAGAAAAAACTTGATAAGTTCTCCCCTATTGACAAATGCAAAGTTCCGGGTATATAATAACAATACAAAGTTAAATAGGGGCGGGACCTTAGCTCAGCTGGGAGAGCAGTAGAGGTAATAATACATCCCTATTTATACTTCAGAAATTAATTTTAAACTTTAAAAATGAAATAGTGAAAAAGGAAGAATTTGGTATTATAACTGTTTAAAAAAAGATCTTGCCAAAAACAAAAAAATATTTTATAATTAAAACGAAACAGAGTCGTAGCTCAATGGGAGAGCGCTTGCTTCACACGCAAGAGGTTGAGGGTTCGATTCCCTCCGACTCTACCACAACAACAAAAACCACCTAGAAGTTAGGTGGTTTTTATTTATCATCGGGTATATACTCAAATATATCTTCTACTTTGCAGTTAAATGCTTTACACAGAGCGTCAATATGTGCTATTTCAATCCTTTTTATGGTCTCGTGATATAATGCCGATATTGTGGCAGGTCTAATTCCTGTTTTTTGTGCTAATTCTTTTTGCGTCATCTTATACTTTCCCAACATATCGGATACTTTTATTTTTATCATTATTACACCTCCAGTAATATTATATCTTTTTACGAAAAAAATACAACATTTTTGTTGACAAAATACTTTTAGAGTGATAAAATTACTACAGAAGTAATTAATAAAAAAGAAGGGGGTAATTAAAGTGTCTAAAAAGAAAGTTAAAGAAGAAGAACAAATAAGGAGGGAATTGGAATTTCAGAAAGAATTAGCAGAATTTAAAGAAAAACTCAAAGAAGAAAATATTGGTAAATTTATTAATGAAATCCTTGAGGAAAATAGAAAAATTAGGGAACAAAACAAACAATTGCCGTTAAGATTTCAACAAGTTTTTATGTATTCTTTTGTTTTTAAAGATTATGTTGATGATACATATGGGTTAGAAAACTTCTCGGAAGAAGAGATAAAGCAAATTGATAAAATTGTAGAAGCACTCAAAAAAGATGAAGAAAATCTGAGCGAGGATGACTGGTAAATAAAAAAAGCTACCCTTTCAGGTAGCTAAAATAAAAGAAAACTAGGTGTATCACATCGACTAGTATACCACAAAAAACTATGGAGGTAAAGCAAAATGCCAGTGCAGGATGCAGATATAACGCTAAAGTTAGCTTTTATACAAGCAATACTGAGAGACAAAGAATTCAGCGATATTCAAAAAATGAATATTGCGAAAAAGATACTACAAGAAAAACAAAATTTTAAGGAGGTAAATAGCATGATAAACATTGAAAAAGTAGTTACCTACAAAAACTTATCCAGCGACGACCTGCGCTTTTTCCTCCGAGCAGGATACGAGCCAGTTAGGGATAGGGTATTGAAGTTGACCGATGGGTACTTTGTTTTTGATGAAGACGTAGACGATTACGTGTTGATTTCAAGATGAGGTGATTGATGATGACGTCAAAAGCAAAATTCTATTGGAATTATGCTATCTACAAGGGTTTGAGTGCATTACTCGATGATGCTACATATCCCATCGAAATACTAGAAGAATTGGTAAATAATTACAAACAAACTATAGGTATATCCGCCAGCGAGCTTGAGCGCAAACTAGAATTGCTCAAACAAAAACAGAGTGCGTGATGCACTCTCTTTTTTTTGTGCATGGGTTTTAACGAAAAATGATTGACAAAAGTCATTTTTGCTATTTATATATTGGAGGGAGTTTTTCGAAAAAATTAATTACCAAAATGTTTTTTCGTTATTATATAGGTGGAGGGTATTTTTCGAAGAAAAAGTGACGAAAATTTATTAACAAATTGCTTTTTTTTATTATATAAAATGAGGGACAAATTTTTCGAAAAAATTAGTTATAAAAATCCGTTTTTGCTATTATTAAAATGAGGGAAACTTTTTGGATTTACCAAAATATGTCATCTTTAAAAAACAATTATAAAATTGCCTAGAAACTATTCTATTAGTGAGACCACTTTTTTCACGCTACAACACCACATGCACACAGCATATATTTTTTGTAGGCAAGCGTTACGTCAAAATTGATTGAAAAATTGCCGATTTGCTATATAAGAAATGAGGGACAAATTTTTCGGAAAAAAATAATTACCAAATTGCCTAGAAACTATTATATAAATGGAGACACTTTTTCGACCACCACGCTTTCGCATTGAAAGCGTTTTTTAATCTACAGCTAACCAGCTCGTTTCTATTAGCCACAGAATGGACGTGTGGGCACTGCACGCAGGTTCGAATCCTGCCACCTCCCGAAAAAAGCTCAGTGCCTAATGCAGGTGAGAATTCCTGCACGCTAGCCACGTGGCTAGTGCACTCCTTTTTAAAACAATCCCCCTGGTTTGCAGGGGGTTTATATATTTTTTCTTTTTTATGCAAAAAAAATTGCAACGATGGAGGTGTTTAAGTTGGACTTAAGACAGAAAACAATAGAAGTTTGCGAAAAATACGGCACAAAAAAGAAATTCCTAGCCGAAAAGTTGGGAGTGAGCATATACACTATCAGCCGATACTTGCACAACAAAACCAATTTACCTCCCGAGAAGGAGCAAAAACTGGCACAAATTCTTATTAAGATTGAAGAATCAGCCAAAAATTGGGTTGAATAAGCCAAAACAGGACTAAAAGGGATAAAATCACAAACGCAAAGGAGTAGATGCAGATGCAGGAAATTTATAAAGCAAAATTCCCCGCTTGGGTTGATTTCATCGAAGATGAATATGACCTAGTGTTATCTAACGATATCGATAGTTTGCTTTCTTGTTTGTTTTTAAATCAAACTTTTGGTTGGAAAATTCGCTATTTTTATGACTTCCACACCCTTTATAAAGCAGTAGACGACGAAAGCGATAATGAGCGATTGTATATCGATATCGATATACTAGAAGGCAAGGGTTGGAGCAATCACGTAGTGATGTTAGACAAAAACAGCAAACACAACAAACAAATTGCCAACCTTAATACAATATTTGGTGTAACAAGAGATAAATATCATACAAAATATTGTGGTAGTACGTTTTTGACGTTGTTAAGTTATTACGACTTCCCTGTTTTTCTTCTCTCGCAGGAAGCAGAAAAAATATTGTTAGCAATTGATACAGCGTTTAAAGGGTACTACGACGAAGGTTTTAGGCGGTATAATTACTTTTACCTTAATAATGTGCTTGATTTTGCGCACTTGTATGAGTTACAAAAGAAACATACTATCGATGACTTCTACGACATAATCGATGTATACAAACTCTATGCAAAAATACACATCCGAAACAATCAAATATATACCAACCTACCGCTCGCAGAAATTTGCGAGCTTTTTTATTTGTATCGGGAATTTGAAATGTTGATGAATACAGAATTTAAGCCAATTCAGCATTTTAAATATGTTGTTAGTGATCTTAACGATGAGCAAAACATTGACTTCTCCAATGTATTTACGTTTGCTTTAACTCATAAAAACACAGCAAAATATTCAATTTACAAAGGGGAGGTGCCGAAAAATGGCAAAAATAGATGAAAATGTATTAAAAGAGCTTGAAATCTACAGGGATGCATTGCGACAGGTGCGCAAACTCATCGAAGAGACACAGAAGAAGCAGCAAAGCGCAGATTTGCCGTTTAAGCCAAGAAAAGAAAAGAAGTAATGTTTATGTATTCCCTTTATTATTTGAACGTTTTAAAAGGCAATACGGAGGTAAAAACTACAAAAAGTATTGACAAGGGTGGGGGTTGCGTGATATAATATAATTGTGAATTGTGTTTACTTTAAAAACACAAATAAAAAAATAGATACGTTCAAAAACAACGTATCTATATATTTTTTGCTTTTGTCGCTAGTAATAGCATAGCATCCCCTACCCTTTTTGTCAAGTGTGTTTTTTGCTGTGCTCCAGTGAGAGCATAAAAAACAAAAAGGAGGTAATCACCAGCATGTTAAAAAGGAAACAGTACACTATTTATTTATTTAACCTGTCAGATTTTGCTAAAAGTGGGTATAAGCTATATTCTTTTGATTTATCAGACAATCAAAAAATAAAAATAGCCGAAAATCAAGTTTGTGAGTTGATTTATAAACTAACAAACAGGCAATATGTTGAAGATAGCGAAAATTTTATCGATGAACTTTTTTTTGTACAAGCGAAGAATACAAAGCAAGATAAAGAAGCGTTGCGTTATATAGCTGAAAATGGCTTATATTTAAACGATAAAAAATACGTCAGGTTTGCACGTTCTTCCTCTATGGCCAGAAGGGGCATTATCTCGTTGATTCGTGAAGACCTATACGATACGATGATGAACTTAATAACAGTTGGTAAATGGCATATGCAGGATGAAGTGGTTATCTCTAAATGGGAAGCGTATTGCGGGCTTGCTTTCTCTACATGTTTGTTTGTCGATGTAGTGCCAGAAAAGATTTGCATAGTCCCCGAGCATAGTAAGATAATAACTGACTTCATTAAATCATACGACATATCACAGGACAAGATAATCGAAGGACAATATCCTGTCAAGGTTACCCTGCATGACGGTATGGGCGTTCACTCCCCTACTTGGGGTACAAAAGTGGCAAAAGCGTTGGGGTTGAAAGAGGTGCCAGTCGCTTATCAAATTAGATTATTTCCCTTCGTTAAGGGCATGACGTTTGAATTCGATTTCAAAACATTTTACCGTGAGAAAGGCATTAAAACGATAAAAGATAAATGGGGTAAGGAATGGGACATTGAAGAGTTGGACGCTATATGGAGCGAAACAGTTTTTAAGGGTAAATCTTGGTTTTCATCATACGATGAATTCGTGAAATTACGCAAAAAATACTACCACCCGCTAGGTATGTACAATATCGGTATCGCTAAATACTCGGAAACAACAGAAAAAGCGGATAAAATGACAAAGACGACATATCAGTATTTGCAAAATTTGAACTTGAGCGGTAGAGATTTAATCGTATTGGCTAGCTATACAAAGAATTTAGTGGAAAAAGTATATGATGGCGACCCTGTATATACAAAAATTTTCTTAGGGTTGTTGGCCGATAGGTTTGAAGATGATGCCGATGACGAAAACGACAGATTAATGGCTAGCAAGGTTTACCAAGCTATTATGCTTAATAGCGATGTTATGATGAAAGATCCTTATGTAAAAGATTTCATCAAACGCCAATTGCAGAAAACAATCAACGACATGAAATTAGGCAGATTTTACGTGAGCGGTAGATATTCGCTTGTATGCCAAGACCCTATATATTTTCTCGAATATGCAGCAGAGTTAGAACCACAAGGTTGTTTGCAAAAAGGCGAATTCTTTAGCGCAGGCGTCGAAGGCATCAGGGCAACATTTCGCAGTCCCCTCATTCACTCATCAGAAGTTGGCAAACTCAATTTTGTTAACAACGAATTAACCGAAAAATGGCTTGGCAGATACGACAATATTATTGTTGTTAACTGCTATGACCTCACCCTACAAAAGCATGGGGGTGCTGACACAGATGGAGACACGTTTTTTATTACCAATGACGAGAAGATTATCAATGCGGTAATAACAGAATATAAGGATGAAAAAGGCAACATCAAGCAAAACTACCCTGTTGTGGACATCAACGAAGGCACGGAACAGCCGAAAAAAGCGAAAATATCAAAAGAAAGCAGTTTGCAGTATGATTTGTTGACATTGGATAATCAGATTGGCAAAATTACCAATTATGCTACATTTTGGACTACATTGGGGGCTGCTTATGGTAATCCTAATCAGTATGATGATAAATTAGTGTATTTGCGTATTGCTCAAGGCATGGAGATTGACTACGTTAAAACGGGCTTTAGGTTAGCTATAAAAGATGATATCAAGCAAACAGAAAAGCCATATTTTTTGCAACGATACAAATACAATCAAAACTATGGCTATCAAAAAAGGGTTTGGTATGCGCCGCTAAATGTGTTGTGTAGGGATATAGAAAAATGGGAACAAAAAACCTTTGTATGGGATAAATGGGCAAAATGCAATGTGGACTTAAGCGGTAGATGGCTATTAAATCTTGATTTGCTTGATACAGATGAGGCGCAAAAAATATATCCCGTAATGAAAGACCTATATCAACAATTCAAACAAGAATTGTCCCAGTTAAAACTCGAAAGCGCTAACGCAAAAAGCGAGGAAGAACAAGACATGCTAAAAAAGAAGTATCAGTATATGTTTACCAAATACGAATATCTAGTTAACCAGCTAAGCGACAACAAAGAATTGCTATCTAGTATTGCCGTATATCTAACTTACATTGAAAACAAAAAATACGATAAGAGCTATCTATTCCCTTGGGCTTGCTGTTGGGAAGGATTATTACTAACACTGCAGAGTAAACAGGACATTACAAAAGAACTTCCACAACGAATTAACATTAAACAGTTAGAAGAAATCAAGGAAAACGTAGAAGTAGTAGAGTTTTTGGGTAACTACTATCAAAAAATCAAATTACCCTATACCCAAAATGCGGACAAGTACATCGAAAAAGTCAAAGCTAAAAAACAAAAGAAAATAGCTAACAAACAATTCGACGTTGTACTTGTTGCACTAACCGATAATCCAGAAAACGTAGCCAATGTACTCCAGAACAGCGAGGTTGTGTTAAAACAGAACTTTTACGCCAGCAAAGGTGTGTTGCAGAAAGGTATCGCTTTATATCATAATGAACAGAAATTAGCCAGCATATCCCCAAAAAACATCTTATTTTATGATGAAGAAGTTGGTTTTGTTGACCTAAATGACTACATCGACCACAAAGCTAAAATATCGGTTGAGCAGATATACGCAAATAGCGTTAAAGCAAAATTGCAATTGGTAGGGTGAGAGTATCCCTCTCCCCTACTCTACCCTAACTGGAAAAAAAACGAAAGAAAATACATTTTATCTTATCAAAATACCCTTATTTCGTTTATATTTGACTTTAAAGACGTTTTTATGTGCAAAATTTAAAAGGGTAATAGTTTTATATTACCTTTTTAACTTAAACCGTTACAGGGCAATTTTAAAGGTTTTAGAAGTATTGTATCACCTAAGGAGGTATTGTATTATGCGTCAGCCACATCAAAACGGGTATTATGTTATCAAATCGATGAGTTTAGCATGTTTCCTTATCCGCAAAGGATTTAACTTGCTAAAAGTTGATGATAGTATACAAGATCCACGCAAAAAAGTATTTCTCTTTGAAGATACACCAGAACTACAGCGAGCAATCACAGAATTTACACAAAATCTCAAGCGAAAAAGGGGGTACTAAACTATGTCACCATACGTCACCAGCAGCATTTCAGCAAAACATATAAATTATCCACGCTATTATACTTTGCGAGACCTCAAAGACCACATCCTTCTTACAAAATTTACCAAAGATGAGCCGTGTCTTAAGGTATTCACGTTTGAAGCAAGTGCAGGCAAAACACAAACAGTATGCGAAGCGCTTAAAGAGTTATATAAGATAGACCCAAACATAAAGACACTAATCGTAACAAAATTGATGGACGAGCAAGAAAAAATACAGCAGAGTTTAGGCGATATAGCATTTGTTGTCAATAGCAAAGAAGAAACTATCAAAAAGCAAGAAAAAAAGATAGATTTTAACCAATATCCCGTGCTCATCATCACCCATGAGCTTTACGCAAGATTATGTAGCAATGAGAAGCGCAGACAATACTATACCCAAGGTAGGGATTTGCTCATCATTGACGAGCAGCTAGATATACTCGATATACTAGAATACAGTGCTAGCAGAGCAGAAAAAATCACTGCCACATTGAAAAATGCAATTTACAACAAGAAAGATACTGACTTATGCCAGTTATGGGGTGATATTGTTAATCCCCTCAATAATGTGGTTGCAGAAAACTACCAAAAGAAAATGCGGTTTGTGTATATCAAGGATGAGCGAATACAAGAAAAGATTGAGTATCTTATCAAATTGATAAATAGGGCAAAATTTCCCCGTAAAGCAGGCATGAAGAAGGGACAAGTGATAAGAGAAATACAAGAAATACAGCAATTTTTTAACAACAAACACGTAATAGCATGTAATAGTACCCTCTATACCTACAACGCTAATATGGATTATTTTTTGCTTAAGAACAACATTCTTCTCGATGCCAGCGGTAAATTCCTGCATTTGTATCAAATTAGCGATAAATTTAGGGTATTTGATGCCGAGCGAGAGATACAGCATACAAACACAACCTTGACGTTCATCGATGAGAATAGCACTACAACAGCTATCAATAAAGACGAGCAGAAATATTATTCTGCAATAATCGAGTACATCAAGAAACATACCACAAAAACCGATAAAGTATTGATTATTGGCCGTGATGATGACGAGAAGTATATCTCTCCCCTACTCAACGACAATGTGCAGTTTGTAAATTTTGATTCAATGCGAGGCCGCAATGATTGGAGCGAGTTTAACAAGTGTTTTGTGATTCATTTGCCAAACGACCAGTTTGTGAAATATGTACTGCAATACTTATACTATACCAAACAAGATTTACAGCAAAGCGACCTTGAAATAAACAAGATAGATACCAACCACGGCTTTGTCAACAACATCGAATTAGAAAAATTGCGTATAACCGACGTAGTATCCTCGATATACCAAGGACTTAAACGTGTAAACCGTATCAATACTTCAGAAAACCAATGCGAATTATATGTTGTAACCAATAACAAGTGGATACAGGATTTGTTGGTTGAACAATTTAAAGGATTAAAGGAAGTTAGGCATGAAAAGTTATTTACTACAGTTACCCATGAACGTGTTAAAAAGGTTGATAATTTCTTTAAATCGCTTAAAAAAGGTGAGAAAATCAAAAAAGCTGAAGTTAGGAAGTTACTTGGCATAGAAGATAGAAAACTATTCTCTATAGCTCTCAAAACCCTTGGAGGAAAAGAATATCTAGAAAAAGCAGGAATTAAGGAAGAAGGACATTATTTCTTTAAAATATCATAATCCAATACCACACAAAAAAGCAAGATGCCGAAGTTATTCGGTATCTTGCTTTTCATACCTAAAAAGTGAAACCACAACGAGCTTTAAGTAGTAGTTTCTTCCGTTTGTGCTGTTTCAATCTTTAATCTTGTCACTTGGCTTTGTATGTCATATATATTATCTAACCCTTTGAATAAGCAATTCACTTCTACTCCTTTAATTTCATAAGAGAGAAACAGATAAAAGTTATCACGCACATTTCTTTTCTTGTCAGCTAAAGCTAATGGCCCTAGAACCAACATACGTGGTATTGTGAGGTCATAAGTTATTTCTTGTTCGTTTTTTACTTCGCAGCGTTTGATGTTTTGCGGTAATATCTCTTCTTTATAATTGTTTGCTCCATGTATAAGGTAAACTTTGTTGTCGATGATGTCGAAATCAATTACGGCGTCTGTAGGTATGTATGGATGTCCCCCTACATGGACAAGTGTTTTGCTAAAGTGGTCTTTGGGTTTATGTTTTTTATTTTGTGCTGAATCAATTAATACCATTATTAAAATAGGGATGGCAATAAGACATATAGCTAGGATTAGTTGATTGACAGCGTTTTCCATAAAGCGATACCTCCTTTTGGAGCGATTAGTTTTAATTGTACCATATTTTTGCAGAAACATCAAAAACATTCTTAATTAGGAGTATGTTAGCATATATAAAAATTTAAAAACGTGAAAAATTAACCATCGACGCTCCTAGTATCTTATATTTGACAGTTGGATTGTTTTTGCCAAGTTGAATTAATAATTGATGGTATTTTTTACTCTCAAAAATCGTGAAATTTTCTATAATAATATATTTAATATAGTTCTTTTCACGATTTTCTTCTAATTCAGTATTCATCAGTATTTGAAGGTTGTGGATAACTTTTTTTGAAAGTTTAAATCAAATAAAAAAATCATTTTTCGGATGCTGAAAGCAGACGAAAGCGATACAACGAATGTTGTATCGCTAGAGAATACTCCAACGCCTAGCTTAAAAATAAAAAAATACCATCAAATTACCACCTAAACCAGTAATTAACAAGCAAAACTATCAATTACCAGTAAATCAACATTTCCCATTTTTCTCCGGTTATTTGATAAAACAAGAAACAAGATTAACTATTAAACCAATAATTTCCAGCCAAAACTATTAAATACCATAAAACCGATATTTCCCTTTTTTGCGCTAGGTGTTTGATAGAACCACTGTACTTTCAATAAAAAACTTAATTACGATAACGTGCTATCGCACGCTAAGATGGATAAAACAAAAAATTAATTTGATTAAAGCGCCACAACATTCGTTGTGTCGCTTGCGCCTTCGGCTTCCGCCTTGGCGCAAATTTTGATTTTTATTTTAATTTTTTTGAGATTTAGCAAAGTTCTCTCTGAACCCTCCTAAAGTGTTGTTGTTAGCTTAAAGGGAGACACATTCTTTTTATTTTAAACAACCAAAACTTGGAAATTATCAGCTAAAATATCAAGTTACCACCTAAAATAACGACAAACTTTTCTCGGTAGTTTCCTTTACCACCTTGTCTTCGATAGAACAGCGTTGTTATCGAGGTGGATATAACTTACTAACAAGATAGAAAATTATCTTGTTGGTAGTATATGGTATTGTTGGTATTACAGCGCATTAGCATGCGCTAACATGGAAAAAAAGAAAAAAGATATTACGACACACAACAAAGTTGTGTGTCTTTTAGTACTTTCAGCACTAAAACTATTATTTTTATATTTTTTGTTAACACTTAAACTAAAAATTACCACGTAAACTTCAAATTACCACCAAAATAATAACATGATTTTTGCGCTAATGTACGTTAAAACACTACAACATCGATAATATGCGGTATTTTCGGTGATGTAGTTGTATTGTTAAAGCATGTTGTTGTATTGTTAGTATTTTTACGTCTTAACAGACGCTAACATGGAAAAAAGATATTGTGTTATTGACTATATGCGTGCTAACGCACGCTAAAACGGAAGAAAGAAAAACAAAAACAAAAAGGAGTGATAAAGTTGATTGTAGATAAAGAAAGATATCACTACACATCAAATCCCTATGTTGTAGCGTATTTACGTATGAACGGTATTACTCCCGAGAGAATCGTAAAAAACGATAAAGACAAGATTGTGTTTGTGTTCGAAAAAAACAAAAAAATACTTGATGTAATCGAAAAGTTTAAGCAAGATAAACAGATTCGTTGGTATGTGCAGTATTTGCGGTTGGTGTTTAAAAATATCACCGTGCTTAAAAATAAGGAGCGTGGAAAAGAATGACGTTCAGGGAATTCAGCCGCAGTTGTGAGATACCCTTGAGGGATGCCGTCATTGAGGTACTTATTCAACCAAAGGGTACTTTTACCCTTGGTGAAAAGATGAAGGCGTTAGCTAATACGATTATTGCTTATGCGGAGAAGTATCAAGAAGTAACGGGAGAAAAAGCGGATCTCAAAGAAGTTATGGAGGCGATAAAAAATGGATGATGCAGTAGCAAAAGATAAGGAGCTAAATCAGTTGTGTGAGTGGATTAAGATGGAAGATAAAGCATTAGAGCATGATTATGTTAGCAGAAAGGAACTTAATTGTATTGTTGATATTATCACAGAAAACATCAACGATTTAAAACAGGAAATACAGCAGTTAAGGCAGGATATCAAGGATTTTATGCAGGAAATACGTGAGTTTAATCAAAAACGTGATGTTGAGGTTGTTAAAAAAGAGGATGGTGGTAACAAGATTAAAATTGAGTATTTCAGCGATTTACGCAAAAGTTTCACAAAATTTAAGAGGTGATATCGATGAGCGTTGATTTGAGGTTGTATGATGAAGCAGTGAAGGATATTTTTGAGCGAACAGGTGGAGATATTGATAAAATGACCATAACTGATTTGGTGACGTTAAAACAAATAGCATTGATAACGCTTGAGTATGTCAATAATATCCTCGAAAACCAGTATGACGTATTGCTGGCTTGGGCAAATTTTGATATAGATGAGTATATACTTCGCAGGAAAGAAGCAGATTATGCGACCTTGAGCAGGCTATTGGGATTGACCAAGTAATGTTTGGTATAATTCCCCAAATGGGGTTAAAAAATAAACTGAAAGGAGTTATGATTATGCTTTCAGCAGAATATAGAGTGATTTTGGAGGATATCTTTGAAAGAACATGGTTTGACGTCAACAAAATGACGTTAGCTGATATTGCTTTACTTAAGGTGATAGCTGAGAATAATTTTGAGTTTGTAGAGCAAGAACCAGAAACGAAAGAATACTTGGAGAAATTCAAGGGATTTAACATAATCAAGTATTATTTCCTGACTGGGCTTTCACCCGAAGAGAGATTTCAGGCAGCAATGCGAAAAAGGCAGGATGAAGCATAGGATTTTTTGTCAAAATATAGGAAAAAAGAAGAAGGAAAATCCCTCTTTTGGTAGTATTAATATAATATAGTTAATATCCTACCAAAAGAGGGATTTACATGTTGTTTGGGAAAAACAAGAAGATTATCGATTTGATATCGCTTCAGATAAAAAATGATTTTGCAGGTTTTTTTGACTATTGTGAAGCAGATTTTAAGGAAATTGAAAAAGCACTCTTTGTGGAAATAATAAATAAGGAAAGGTATATAATAGAACATTATTCTGTATTTAATAAGAAATTAAATGAATTTATAAAAAAAGAAATTAACACAATCTTTGATATGCAAAACGAATTAAATATTAAATTTAAACAAAAAATATGGCAAGAAGCCAAAGCTATATTGAAACAATATGTTAATAGTACTATTGAAGAATATAAAGAAAAAGTAAATGAAATAATTGATGCTTTATTTCGTCCTTATGATAGTAAAGAAAAAGAACTGCTTAAAAACAGATTTAAAGTGGACTTGTATGATATAGACGCATTAATTTTAGTAGCAGAGGAAAAAAGTATGACAAGAAAAGATAAGCCAGAAGTGCAATATCAAAGACGTTCATTGTATATATCTGTTTTCTCATTGATAGTTTCCATTGTTTCTATTATTTTATCAGTGGTAGGAATAAGCGGTAAAAAATAGGGTTTTTGATAATGTAATGTGAAGAAGGGCAGTGATATGAAGAATTTGAATGTGGACATCAATACTGTAATTATTCCTTTAAATATCGGTGAAAGTGTTATCAAAGAGTTTAGAATAAAAACTGTAACGACTGAAGTTTTAAAAAAGATAGCCCATGAGAAAGCTAGGTTAATTATTAGGGATAACAGGGATAAAAAACATATAGTATACTTGGGATACCCTGATTAACCAAAAATCTTAACATAATTTGGAGGAATTTCCCCATTTATGTAGAATCAGTTATTATAACAACTTTTTACATAAAGGGGGATTTGTATGGATAGATTAACTATTTTAAATGATTGGTTAAATAGTGTAGAAAATGAGTGGAATAAATTGCGTATTGAATTACTAGAACTAGAAAAACAAAACAGGATAAATGAGATTAAATTAGAAATATTAAAATCAGAGCAATTATCTCAAATGTTTGCTGAAGAAATAAACGAGTTAAGAAAAGCTATAGAGAATATTAATAAAGAAATTAATAGAATTAAACAAAAACAAGAAAAACTCGAATGTTTAGCAAAAGTATTAGATAAAAAGATAAAAGATGCGGAAACAAAAAATATCGTGGATCAAAAATATAATAAATAAAAAGCCAATTATGGCTTTTCTTTTTTTTAGGGTGTAAAAAATACGGATAACGTTGTATAAGCGTATAAAGGAGGTGATACGATAATGATTTTAGATGAGAGAAAGGAACAGGCCATAACTTACCTCCTTGCAGGATACACGATTAGTGATGTTGCGAGGTTAATTAATGCTAGTAGGCAGACGATTTATAATTGGTTGGAAGATGAAGAATTTAGGGCTGAGCTGGACAAACGGAGACAGGAAATTGTCAAAGCGGGCAATCAAAAGATAGTGAAAGATTTGGACTTGTATATAAACAAAATTAAGCTCCTTGCAACCAAAGCAAAATCCGAAAAAGTGCAGCTTGATGCTGCTATATACCTACTTGATAGAGTGTATGGTACTCCCCGTTCAAAAGTTGATATTGACGTTGAGAAAACTGAAGAAACAAGCGAAAAAGTTGATAAAGATGTACTTAAAGACATTCTTCAGGATGATACAATCCTTCCCTTCCCTAATGCTCAATAATCATCTTGTACAATGATAGTTGTATTGGATGATATCATCATAAAAATTGCGTAAAATTATATTTTTGCGAATAGTATAAATATGGCAACAATGTGATTGGTTGACATTATTCATATTTAAAACCTCCTTATTCCCTTTCTGCGGGTAGTGCAGTATCTTAGTGTTATGCTAGGATACTGCACTAAAATTTTATTTAGCGTAGTTGTAGCGAAAAGAAAAAGAGGGGGTATCCTTCTAAATTCAAATTGCCAAAAAGTGGCTCGATTACCTCTATAAATTTTTTACACAATTTTTTACCTTCGAGGTAAAAAATTAATTTGAATAAAAAAGAAAGGGTGAAAATTATGCAGTGGGAATATTTGGTTGAAATTGAGGAAATTGGTGATGGTCGCTATCTTGCACATGTTCTAAATCGCTATGGAGCTAACGGTTGGGAGTTGATGGGTATTTTTCCGCATGCTAATCAATCTCAAGTTGTTTTAATTCTGAGAAGAAAAAGAAAAACACATTTTATCCAGTCCTTATTCCGCTTTCAAAGAAGGCGGTGAAATATGGACGCAATATCCATCAAGCTAATTTACCGATATCATGCAGTACCTTGCTTTTATTGCAGGGTACTGCATCATTTCTTTTTTGTTTGAAGGGGGTATCATTCTAATTTTGAATTGCCAAAAAGTGGCTCGATTACCTCTACAAATTTTTTATAAATTTTTCTAACTTTCGAGGTGAACAACAATGCGAATCTTCCTCATTATCTTGTTAGCACTCATCGATTTAGCTTACTTGGGACAATCTCTTAATCAAAAAGAATCAAACAGAACTCATTACATCATGGCAACCTGTTTTATCTCAGCATTGCTATTCCTTCTCCACTTCATAGGCGGTGATTAAACGTGGATGCACTCAACACTAAGTTAATACATCAATACCTTACAAAAATGCTGAATGATGAAGAAAAAGCAGAGCAGATTATCCTTGATAATGCTGATAGATTAGATGACCTTGCTTACAGCATAGGTAAACGCAGTATCGAATTCTTTTGCTTATATTACCTACAAGACATATTCATCCCCAAGGAAACCAACACAGCTAGGCAACTTGCTCCTTTTCATTTCGAGCTTTGGCATGAATTAGAGAAGATGTTTATCAAAGATGAATACGATAAGTTAGTGTTGTGTATCCCTCGTGCTCATGCAAAATCAACGGTTGTTACTTATGCGCTTACGCTTTGGTTACATTGCTATGGTTTCTCTTTCTACTCGATTATTCAAGGTAAAACCGAAGCCGATGCACAAAAATTCCTGTACGACGTAAGAATGGCGCTTGAACAAAATGAGTTGATTAAGCGCTCATTTGGTGAATTAATTGATTCAAAGAATTATACCGTTAACAAAAATGAGTTACATCTTACTAACAATACCAAAATTGAAGCCATATCCTCCACCTCATCGATGCGTGGTAGAAAGCATTTAGGTAGAAGACCAACATTTATTTGCTTGGATGATATTCAAGGACTTGACGATGTTTTAACCGACCAAGCTAAACAGAAAAAACTTGAAATTCTCAATAAAGACGTACTTTATGCAGGTGATTCCCCTGTTTATCGTGATGGTAAAAAGATAAAACCAGGGACAAAGTATATCGTAATTGGCACAGTATTGGCGCAAGATTGTCTTATCTCTTCCCTTCTTAAAGATAAAACGTGGAAGCATATCCTAAAAAGGGGTATTCCCATAGAAAACTTTGATGTAGATGACTACTTCAATAGCGGACATTGGGCTGAATTCAAGCGTATATACTTTGACAACAAGAATCCCTATGCTCAGATAGATGCACAGAATTACTTCTACGAACACGAAGCCGAGATGACATTCCCCCGACTTTGGGAGGACAAATACACTTGTGTTGATTTAGCTTTGCGTTATTATTCAGATCCACAGGCATTTAAAACAGAAATAATGAATGATGCCAGCAAGGTAGGCGAAAAATGCTTTTTCCAAGTTAAAACCGAATCTCCAGCAGAGATTGAACAACACGAATTTGAGAAAACGATGCTTGTTGCAGACCCAGCAGTTGGGACAGCAAATAGAAATGACTATACAGCTATTTGTGTTGGTTCAAAGGATAATAATGGCTATAGGTATATCCGCAAAGGCATTATTGGCAAATGGGACTTTGATGGTTATATTGCGAAAGTGATTGAGCTACTTAAGCAGTATCCTGATATTACTCACATCGTTATTGAAGCCAACACATATCAGAAGGCAGATGTTAAGCGAATACAGGAAATTATCGCTCAAGACCCTGTTTTAAGAAACAGGGATTTTGTTTTCATAAATGAATACCAAAAGAAAAACAAAGAAGCAAAGATTAGAGCTATAGCAGGCAAGGTAAATAATGGCTTTATCATCTTCAATCGTGATGATGAGGAGTTTTACAATCAAATTCTTCAATATCAAGGCGAAGGAATAACAAATGATGACGCAGCCGATGTGGTGGCTGAGTTGGATTTGCGTATAGACAACATCGAAACAATACCGAGGTTGCAATTTTTTGATAGACGATTACTTTTCTAAGGAGAGATGAAAAAATGGAAAACTTTGAACAAGTTGTTAATGAGTGCTACAAACTACTTAAGCAAAATCAGTCAAAATATACCGTTTACGACAGATATTATCGAGGCGACCATGATATACTTCATAACTATGCTATGCAAGATGCACGTTCCAATATGCGTGTTGTATGTAATTTTCCCCGCTTGTTTATTGATGAAGAGGTTAGCTATGTTTTAGGTTATCCAATAAACTATATTCCCTATGACAACAACGAGGAAGTAATTGCATTACTTGATAGAAATTTCAGCACTTGGGAAAAAGTCCACAATCAAGAGTTGCTTAAACAAGCGTTGATATTTGGTGAATCATATGAATTGCAATACATCAACAAAGATGGTGACTTTAAGGCAACGGTGCTTACTCCCCTTAACTGCTACGTTGTAGAATCAGAAGATGCAGAAAGCGAAGTTATATTGGCATTGCATAGTTACAAGAAAAGTTTTGATGAAACTGAATATATCGACGTGTATTTCGAGAACTTTATTTATCACTACAAGGTTGATGGTGACGAGTTAATTCAGATAGGCGTTGATACTCACTTTTTTAATGGCGTTCCAATTCAGGTAATGAAGGCAAATCCCGAAAGGCGCTCACTCATCGATGACATCAAATCCTTGAATGACAGCTACAACAACGTTATTAGCGACCTTGTTAATGAGGTTTCCGACTTCAGAACAGCATTTCTAACCATAACAAATGCCAAGGTTGAGGAAGAGGACTTACTCAAGATGAAGAAATCAGGCGTTATCGTTGTACCTAACAATGGTAATGTAAGTTTTTTGATTAAGAATATCAACGATGCTTTTATACAAAACCTGCTTGAAACGCTTGAAAACAAGATATACCAGATAAGTGGCCACATTAATCACACCGAAAAGATGCAGAGCAACCTATCAGGCGTTACTATGCGTTCAAGATTGATTTCGCTTGAAAACAAATGTGCTTTATTGCAAGCACAACTTGAGCAAGTTATTAAACAGAGATTAAAGAACTTCTTTGATTTTATACGATTGAAAACCAATGAAACATACGACTACCGCAATATCAAAATCAAATTTACTCCCAACGTTCCCCAGGACATATCAGTTACTGCAAACATAATCAATCAGTTACAAAACCTTGTCAGTCAGCGCACATTATTATCTCTTCTTCCCTTCGTTGAAAATGTTGACCTAGAGCTTGAGCAATTCCGCAAAGAAAAAGAACTTGCAGGCGGTAACTATGCAGAAATACTTGAGCAGATGACGCTAGACGAAGGTGGCAACAATGAGTAAGCGAGATTTAGAAAAAGAATTGTTGCGAATTAGGCAAGATGCAGATAAATTGGCAACAAAAGAAAGCGCAAAACTGCTCAAAGCGTATAAGCGGGCTTTAGAACGTATAAAGAAACAAATTGCAGACATTTACATGGAGTATGATATTACAGGCGATTTGGGTTTGGGTAAAATACACAGATTTAGTGTGTTATCGAAGTTAGAAAAAGAGTTGCTGAAACTAGCACAAGAACTTGGTGCAGAAGATATCCTTTTAACAGGCGACATTGTAGAGAAAACCTTTAAAGAAACATACTATAAAACCGCTTACATCCTTGATAAAGGCATCGAAACAGGTATTTCTTTCGCAATTCTAAAACCCGAATTTGTTAAAGCTGCAATAAACATGCCGATTGAAGGCAAAAGATTTAGTGATAGAATTTGGGACAACAAGTCAAAGTTAGTTGCAAGGGTGCGTGATAGCGTTGAAAGAGCTTTAATTGATGGTACGGATATCAGAAAATTAGCAAAAGAAATCACAAACGATTTTGGTAGTAGTATTTATGAAAGCCAACGCTTAATCAGTACAGAAGTAGCAAGAGCGCACACAATGGCGCAAGAAGAAATATATCACAATTCGGGTGTGGTGCAAAAAGTCATGTGGAATGCAACGCTTGAAGATAACACATGCGAGGAGTGTCAGGCATTAGATGGGCAAATCTTTGATTTAGATGGCGATAGGCCAGAAATCCCCTTGCATCCCAATTGTAGATGCGTTTTTATCCCTGTGGTTGATGGCTGGAGTCCCTCAAGACGACGAGACCAAGAAAGCGGTGAAATAATTGAGTATAAAAATTATCAACAATGGCTTAAGGACAAAAACATTGATTATTAACGTGTATGTATATGTAACGCACTTATTTCAATCAAAATACCCTTAAAACGCACAAAATGACGTTTTAAGGCGTTATTTTGTGTTAAATTTGATGGGTAAATATAAAAGTATTACCCTTTCATTTTGATTAATTTTAAGGCAAAATTTAGCGAATTAGGGCTATTTTGGAAAGTCCCTTGACGTGATAGCGTTGAGGGGTTTTTTATATTGACCTGAGCAAGTCAATAAACTGCTCGGTGTGTTTTGCTATTGCAGAACATACCCTAAAATCATCACAATAGGAGGTTGAAGTTATGCTAGATAAAGAAAAATTCTTGTTTGATTTGCAGTTATTTGCCGATACTGGGGATTCTGCCGATGATGTGCAGGATAACCAGAATCAGGATAACGATGCTGATACTGACAACGATATTGATATCGAAAAATTATTTAAAAATGAGCAATTTAAGCGTTTATTTCAGAGTGAACTTGACAAACGTATTGCTCAAGCACTCAAGACCAATGACAAAAAATGGAAACAAAAACTTGAAGAAGAGAAACAAAAAGCCACAATGACAGCAGAGGAGCTGTTAGCACAGAAGGAAAAAGAATTACGAGAGCGAGAACTAAAACTACAGAAAATCGAATACTTCAAAAATAACAATATTCCTCTCGATTTTGTCGATTACATCCATGGCGAAGATATCGACGAAATTGCCGAAAAAACAAAGGAATTCATGAAAATCTTTAATGCCGAAGTACAGAAAGCAGTGGAAGCAAGGTTGAAAGAGGGGTATATCCCTCCGAAGAATAAAGATAGCAACAAACTAACTTTAGAAGATATCAAAAAGATGACTCCAGACGAAATCAACAAAAACTGGGATGTAATTAAGACACTACTGAAGCAATCGAGGTAGTGTTTTTTGTTTTAAATTATCAAACTTTAAAAAATTTAGAGAAAGGATGATGTGATTATGGCTATTACCAATTTTCTTTCGACTGTTTGGAGCGCAAGGATTAATGAAAATTTGAAGAAGCAGCTTGTCTACGGGAATTGCGTAAACACCGACTATGAAGGAGACATAACAGACCAGGGGCAAACTGTAAAAATCAATTCTATTGGCGAAATCACCATAGGTGATTACAACAAGTCCACGGGAATGGGAATTCCCGAAGAGCTTACTGATTCTTCTGTTTCCCTTGTAATCGACCAAGCTAAATTCTTCAATTTTAGAGTAGACGACATCGATAAGGCACAAGCTAACGCCGATATTATGGATGCTGCAATGAGAGACGCAGCTCATGGTTTAGCTAATGCTGCCGACCAGTATATTGCTAGCTTGTATGTAGAAGTTGACCCTACTAACACAATAGGTGATGACACTACTCCCGTTGTACTGGATAAGACAAATGTGTTTGACTACCTCGTTGATTTGAGCATACTACTTGATGAAGCCAATGTGCCTGACTTGGATAGGTTTGTTGTGGTGCCAGCTTGGGTGTATGGGTTGTTGCTCAAAGATGATAGATTTGCATATCAGCCAGATGTGTTAAGAACGGGTTACGTGGGCGAGATAAGCGGTATGGCCGTATACAAGAGCAACAACGTCCCTGTTGTGAATGGCAAGTATAAGATAATGGCTGGTTATCGTGGTGCTATTGCTTTTGCAGGACAGATTAACAAGGTTGAGGCATTCCGTCCCGAACAGTTTTTCGCAGATGCGGTTAAGGGCTTGTACTTGTTTGGCGCTAAGGTTATCAAGCCAAAAGGGATAGCTGTTTTGACTGCTGCAAAAGCGTAATCGATGGATTGAGGGAGTAATTACATAAGGTAGTTACTCCCTCTTTTTCTTTATTATCTAGTATGAGGTGATGGCATAGATGTGGATACGGAATAAAAGAACTGGAATGATTTGGGAAATAATCGATGAAAAGATGATAAAACGATTATTAGCAAGCGATGATTATGAAGAAGTACAAGAGCAACAACAAGACCAGCAGGAACAAAAACAAGAAAAAATTGATTTAAAAAAACTATCATTTAACGAGTTAAAGCATTTAGCATCCGAAAAAGGTATTAACACGTATCAAATGACGAAAAAAGATTTACTTAAAGCACTCAAAAGAATAGGGGTGTAAAAAATGTTACTCCAAAACCTGAAACTATATCTTGAAATCGACGAAAGCGATATATCAAAAGATAATTTATTGACGTTACTCATTGGTATGGCGCAGGATATAATCAAACAGTATTGTAACATAGATGAGCTAGATAGCACATTCGATAATGCCATCGTGTTGTTAGCAGCTTATCTATATTCGAAACACGGTAACGACGCTTATAACAGCGTTTCACAAGGTGCAAGAAGTGTATCGTTTGCGAAAGAAATTCCCGATTTTATTAAAGCTATACTCCCCCTCCCTAAAGTGAGGGTGGTGTAGATGTTTTATAACAAAAAAATATATCTTTTAGAAGAAGTACCTGGGTATGTTGATGATTACGGTATATATCACGAAGCAGGCGAAGAAATCAAAAAATCAATAAAATGCGATGTGCAACCGTATTCGACGGAAAGATTATATCGGGATTATGGTTTTAACGATAAAGTTACAAAGCGTGTTTTTTGTGATAAAGACGACGACATAAAAACAGGTGTAAAATGCTTATATCAAGGCGAAAAATACGTGATTACACGGGTTATTGAGTGGGATGACTACATGGAAGTGATGCTTTATGCCGAATAACAAAAAAATCGATGAAGCACTCAAAAACAACCTAGCAAAGATAGAAAGAGCAATGGAAGAAATATTGCTAATGGTAGAAGCAGACGCAAAGATGCTTTCGCCAGTGCGTACGGGCACGCTAAGGCGCAGTATTACTCATCAGCAGCGAACAGAAGGCGACAAAGTATTTGGAGCCGTGGGAAGCGCAATCGAATATGCTTATTTTGCAGAGTTAAAAAAACCTTACCTTGAGCCAGCAGTTGATATGAATCTTGAAAATATGCGAAGAAAAATAGCTGAGGTGCTTAAAAATGAAGGAGATTAGAGCATTGTTATTGCAGGATACAGAGATTACACAGCTATTGAACGGTGAACACATCTATTTGATTGAAAAACCAGAGCAGATAAACGCAGAAAATTATATAATTTACAAATACAAACCTTTAGCTGGTGGCTTAATTAAGGATTACCAATTGGAGTTTAACCTAATTGGTAAAGACATATTAAAACTATTGCAGCTACAAAATAGATTGATAACCTTACTTGATGATATGCAAGCAATCAATCTTGATAATATTCGCTATATTAAACTTCTCAACGGTGGTGGGATGATAAAGAATCCCGACACAAGCAATTACCATATCATTCTCTATTTCCTCGTTAAAACTCATTAAAAGGAAAGGGTGAATCAATATGGCAGATAAGTTTGATAACATAATATTAGGTTCAGGACAATTGTATCTTGGGCTTTGCGATAATATTGCTGATTTATCCAATCTTACTCCCGAAGAGGAAGCCGCTTTGGTTAACGTTGGTGCTATCGAAAGCGGTGCAACGCTTGAAATCGAAACCGATGCAACAGAAATAGAAAGCGCCAATATGGGCGTGATAGCTAGAATACCTGTTAAAACAACCGTTACTTTCAAAACGGGCGTAATGACATGGAATCTTGATAATCTCAAATTCTTACTCGATATGCAGACAACAACCAATCCGACGACAGGCGAAAAGAAAACCGTTATTGGAGCTATGCAGAAATTCCCAGAGGTTTACTTGAGGTTTGTACATCAAAAGAAAGATGGTGGAGAGCTAATAATAAATATCTACAGAGCGCAGCCAGAAGGCAATCTTGCGCTTGAATTCGCAAAAGAAGATCCTACCGTAGTAGACTACAGCTTTATAGCTATGCCGAAACGTGGTGCCGACTTCTTGGATAACAATTTCCTTGAAATCATCGAAACCTTCCCGCAATCTTAAGAGGGTAGATAACTTCTACCCTCTTTATTTTATGCAAAAAAAATTGATTAGGAGGTAAAAAAGAGTATGGCAAAAGTCATTGATTTAAGTGCATTTATACAGGAAGGGTTACAGTTTATCGACCCGTATGACAAAAATATTATCTATAATATTCCAGGCGAAATTAGCACTAAACTTTATCTCAAAATGCTTGATTATATGCAAAAAATCAACGACATCCAAGATGAAAAAGAATCACTTGAGTTTACGCAGCAGATTGTGGCTGATATCCTATCTCTCGATAAAGAGAAGAATATCGACATCAATTACGTTAAACAACGTTTTGATAACGTCTTATTCCTGCAGATTATTATCAGAGAAACCCTCAAACACATTCAATCCATTTTGCAGAACGAAAATTTCAAATCCCCCGAATCGGCACAAAATACAAAATAGCCGATTCGGGGCAAATTGATGTTATGCAAAGTATTGCTTTTTTGATGCGTGAAAGTAATATGACATATAATGAAGTGCTAGAATTACCCTACTACACTTTTTTTGCTTTACTTAAGCAATTTGTGATGTTTAACTTAATGCAAAATGAAGAATACGCAAAAGAGTTAAAACGATACGAAAAACTCAAAAATACTGAGCCAGAACTCAATAAATTAAGAAAATTGCAGAGTTATAAAGCAAGATAGCGTTTTTTAAGCTATCTTGCTTTATTTTTTTTGATAAGGTGGTGATTAAATGGCACTCATTGACCTAGGTACTTATCAATGGAATGTGGTTGCTGATGCTAAGCAATTCAACGAATCGATGCAGGAAATCGACAAAAGTATGGATAATGTTGAGCAAAAAGGCAATAAATTGTCTACTTTTCTAAAAGTTAGCTTAGCTGGTGCTTTCGCAGGGGTAGCAGCGGGCATCGGTAAAATGGTTTATGATGGCATCCAAGGTTTTGCTGATATGGAGCAGAGCTTAGCACAATTTCAAGCAACAACAGGAGCAACAGGGAAAGAGGTTGAAGAAATAAAAAATTTAGCGTTGGAATTATACAAAGTAAACACTGACAGCATGGAAGATATCATTGCTACCTCCACAGCCATGAAGCAAGCGATGGGACTTACGACGGATGAAATAAAGCGTACACAACAAGCATTCATGGACTACGCTAAAACGACAGGGCAAGCTAATACTGATGTAATCAGTGCTATCGATGACATCGCCGACGCATGGGGTCTTTCGCTCGATGAGATGGTAGGTGCTTTGGATATGTTCAAAGCATCAAGTGAACAATTTGGTACTGACGTAGCAGAAATACAGAAAGCAATGCAACAGTTAGCTCCAGCCAGCAAGGCACTTGGCTTGTCATTTGAAGAGACCAATGGTTTGCTAAATGCGATGGCAGAAAGTGGACTTGATGCTAACAGTGCAGTTACAGCGTTGAATTATGCTGCAAGGCAGGTGAAATCTCCTGCTGAGTTTAGAAAAATGCTTGAAGACATCCAGAAAATCGAAGACCCTACAAAACGAACTCAAAAAGCGGTAGAGTTATTCGGAGCTCGTGCAGGCGTGGCGATGGCTAACTTACTTGACGGGACAAAAAACCTTGATGACTTCATTATCACCATGGAAGAAGCGCAGGGTACAGTTACCCAAGCTAGTCAGGCATTCGACCAAAATTTCAACGTGCAGCTTGAATTACTTAAAAAGCAATTTTCGGGTGTTTTAATTGAGATTGGTGGAAAATTAATGCCGATTTTGAACGAGTTGATGAGTTGGGTATCCCAACACATGCCAGAAATATCAGGATTTATCGATGGTGTGATAAATGTGATTGGTGAAGCAATTGGCTGGATACAGCAAAACGTATTACCTCTACTGCAACCTATTTTTCAGGAAATTTTTAACACATTAGGAACTCTTAAGCAAACGTGGGAGCAGATTTGGAGTGCATTGCAACCATATATTATGCCAATCTTGAATGGTATCATTGGCGCAGTTCAACCCTTTTTGAGTGGAATACAGGATTTGTTTAGGGCATTTAGTGCATTACTCAAGGGCGATTGGGAAAATTTATGGACTTCTCTACAAAATATGTTTAGTAATTTAGGTGAAGGCATAAAGAGTGTTGTCAGCGGTGTATTTACATCATTGGGCATGATACTTGGGAATATTTGGAATGGCATAAAGAATACAGCATCCAACATATGGAACGGCATAAAAGAATCTGTGAGTGCGCAGATGAATGCACTTCAGATGAGCATATCCAATATTTGGAACAATATCAAAAATGCTGCATCTACTACATGGAACAACATCAAGAGTGCAGTAATAGCACAAGTTGACTCCCTCAAGATGAGTGTTGCTAATATATGGAATAGTATTCAAACTACTACATCCAACATTTGGAACGGTATTAAAAACGCAGTTAGCACAGCAGTAGATTCACTTAGAACAGGCATATCTAATGCTTTTAGCAGCATCAAAAATATAACATCAACGGTGTGGAACAAGATAAAAGAAGCTATTTTAAGACCCTTTATAGCAGCAAAAAATACGATTTGGGATATAATCAACACAATTAAAAATTGGTTTGCTAACCTAAAATTACCAGAGATCAAACTACCCAAGATAAAGCTCCCGCACTTCAAAATTACAGGTAGCTTTTCTCTCAATCCCCCGAGCGTACCAAGAATCTCAGTAGAGTGGTATGATAAAGGCGGTATCTTCTACGAACCTACTGTAATCGGTGTGGCCGAAAAGCGTCCCGAAGTAGTGGGAGCGTTAGAGGATATACGTGATTTGTTTAGAGAAACGCTTATCGACACAATTCCCCGTTTAGAAATACCCAACACGGTAGCTTATGCAGCAGCAATACCGACTACAACCGTGAAAACAACGCAAAACGTCAACCAAAACGTGAAACTGGGTAACGTCAACATCAACATCAAAGTGGAACGCATCGAAAACGAGCAACATGTTGATGCTTTAGCAAGGCAAATACGAGCCGAAGTGGAAAGCATGTTTGAAACGATGTTGAGGAAATCGGGGTTATCATTGGGAGTAAGCAAGGGGTTTTAACAGTACAAATAAAAAAGCTACAGAGCGCAGTTTTTGCGCTTTGTAGCTTTTTTATTTATAAAAAAAATGATTGGAGGGATTGACATAAAAAACATTAAATTTCAAACAGAGTTTGAACGTAATGGTAATAAATGGAATTTAACTGTTTTTGATGACAATACGGCAATTTTAAGGACTTATGATAAAAAATATAAGTGGTGGGTTACGGTATACACCATTAATAAATATAACAAAGAAGCGGAGAAATTTGTTACAAGGATATTGGGAAAAAAGTATATAAATCAGGTGCTTGACATAGCTTGTAATTTGTAA